CTACAGAAGTTTTAAGTGCAGATAAATTTGATATTTCTACTACAGGGTCTACCTTGTTAATACGCAATCTTGGAACTGCTGATACAGGAGCAACTTTAATTGCAACTTTAAGAAAAGTAAAACCAAAAGCAAAGGAAAAAATTAATAATAGAGTTAACTCTATTATTGTAAATAAATCAAAATTTGCTGGATCTGGAATAGGATCAACAACTTTGAATAATGGTTTAGAATACGGAAGTTATCCGTTTGGTGTAAGGGTAGAAGATGAAATTATATCTTTAAATACACCTGACATTATTGAAATACATGGTGTATTTGAATCTGCAGATACCTCTGCAGCGTCTGCACCTCAAACAACATTACAATCAATAACTACAAATTCAACCACAACAGCAGAACTCTTAATTGGAGAAAAATTTGTTGGGCAGACGAGTGGTGCTACCGCTATAGTTGTAGATAAATTGAATGATTCCACTATCGCCTTAATTTATAAAAATGAGATTTCATTTATAGAAGGGGAGACAGTTGTATTTGAGGAGTCAAATGCAACTTCATTAATATCAACTTTATCATCACCAAGTTTTAATATTTCATCCAATTACACTTTCAAAACTGGTCAAGAAGTTACTTTTTATGATCATGGAGTAATTAAGAGAAAGAATGATTCTTCTGCTCCATCAAAACAGATAAAAGTTTATTTTTCTAGCGCCTCATACTCTAGTACAGATGATGGTGATATAACAACAGTTGATTCATATAGACAGTTTGATTATAGTAATGAAATTAAAAAAGTAAAGATTTTTAGAAACTCTGATATTATTGATATTAGACCTAGAGTTTCAAATTATACTGTATCAGAAAATTCTAGATCACCTCTTGAATTCTTCGGCAGAACTTTTGATGCTTCTGGACAATCTGCAGCAAATCCATTAGCTTCAAATGAATCGATTCTGGCTGATTTTGCGTACTATCAAGGAAGAATTGATAGAGTCTTTTTATCTAAGAGTGGAAAATTCCAAGTCATCTACGGAACTCCATCAGACACCCCACAAAAACCAGATCCTGTTGATGATGCAATTGAAGTTTGTAGAGTAGAACTACCTCCATATCTCTATAATGTAAGAGACGCAAGACTTTCATTCTTACAGCATAAGAGATTTAAGATGAAGGATATCAAGGAACTTGAGAATAGAATCAAGAGTCTTGAATATTATACAACTCTTTCACTTTTAGAAAAAGAAACTGCAAACCTTTTCATTTCTGATAGTGAAGGTTTGAATAGATTTAAATCTGGATTTTTTGTTGATAATTTTAATGATTTTCTGGCACAAGATGATGTATTTAAAATTAATAATTCAATCGACAGAAAATATAACGAATTGAGACCTAGACATTATACTAATTCTGTTGATATGATCTTTGGTCCAGTTGTTGATGCAGATCCAACAGCAGATTTGAATTTTTCTATTGTAGAAGGAACTAATATCAGAAAACAAAATGATATTGTTACTTTGGATTATTCTGAAATTGAATATATAAAGCAAAATTTCGCTACTAGAACTGAAAGTGTTACTCCTTTTCTAATAAGTTTTTGGAATGGAACCGTTGAATTAACCCCTGCAACAGATAATTGGGTTGACACTGCAAGACTTGAAGCTAAGATAATAGAAGCTGAAGGTAACTATGCTGAAACTTTCAGTAATATGGTTGAAAATGGAATCATTGATCCACAAACTGGATTTGGTCCTATAATATGGGATTCCTGGGAAACTAATTGGACTGGTATTGAAGCGATTCAATCTACCAGACAGAGAGTCATTCAAAATGAACCAAATCAGATCATCACTGGCACAGGCAATTCTATAGTCTGGACAACACGAACAGTTGTAGATAATGTTGTAGAAGAAGATCTTGTAACAAGAAGGGAATTTGGTACACGATCAAGAACTGGATCTAGAACTATTGTTACAGAACAGTTTGATAGAGAATCTGTTGGAGACAGAGTGGTAAGCAGAGATCTCATTCCATTCATGAGATCTCGTAACGTTGAATTTGTCGCTAAAAAAGTTAAACCACTTACAAGAATGTATGCTTTCTTTGATGGTGTTGATGTTAGCAAATATTGTGTTCCAAAATTGATGGAAATTACAATGAGCTCCGGTGTATTTGAAGTTGGAGAAACTATAATTGGAACAACTCCAGTTGTAGGTGATGTTGGTTCAAGTGTACTTCCATCATCTCCTTATATTCAATTTAGAGTAGCTCAATCAAATCATAAAGAAGGTGCCTACGACGCACCAACAAAAACATTTAGACAAAATCCTTACATTAATCAGGATTTATCTTCTAGTTATTCTTCGACATCAACTATTTTAAATGTTGATACTTTCTCATTGGCAAATGAAGCTCAGGGGCAATATTATGGATGGATTAGAGAGGGTATGTCTCTTCGTGGACAAACTAGTGGTGCTGTTGCAACAGTATCAAATGTAAGACTTTTATCTGATTTGTCTTCTACTCTGATAGGTAGTTATTTTATTCCAGATCCAAATAATATGAGTTTCCCTAGATTTGAGACGGGAAGTAAAGTGTTCACTTTAACAGACGACATTGATAATAACCAGGATAATGCTGTTACAATTGCAGAGGAAGGTTTTTCTTCTTCTGGAACATTAGAGACAGTTCAGGAAAATATTATTTCTGTTAGAAATGCAAGAGTAGAGGAACAAGAACAATTCCAAAGTACAAATGTTAACAGAGATCTTGGAACTGAAGTTGTTGATAGTACAGTCATTGGAACCAGAAATAGAACGCAGAGAGTGGGAACTTTGTTCTTTAGTCCACCTCCGCCACCGCCAAGAAGATGGGGTGGAGGAAGAGATCCTTTGTCTCAATCATTTATTATAGAGGACACCACTGGAGTATTTTTAACAAGTTGCGATGTTTTCTTTAGATCAAAAGATGACATGGATATTCCTGTTATTATGCAGATCAGAACTATAGAAAATGGTCTTCCTAGTACAAAAGTTCTTCCTTTTTCTGAAGTTGTTTTAGATCCAGAAGATATTCAAACTTCTGGTGATGGATCTGTTGCAACGAATATCCAATTCAAAGCACCAGTGTATGTTGAAGGTGGTAGTGAGTACTGTGTTACTTTATTGTCCAATTCTACCAAGTATAGTGTGTTCATTTCGAGAGTTGGAGAGAATGATTTAATTACAGATACATTCATTTCTAATCAACCATACCTTGGATCATTATTCAAATCACAAAATGGAACCACATGGGAACCAAGTCAATGGGAAGATCTTAAATTTACTCTTTACAGAGCAGATTTTCTTGATAATGGAACAGTAGAGTTCTATAGTCCAGAACTTACCAGAGGAAATAATCAAATTCCAACACTGCTACCAGATTCAATTATCATGAACTCTAGACAAATTAGAGTTGGTTTAGGAACGACTGTGGCCGACTCTGGTTATGAGATTGGAAATACATTCTATCAATTGGGAACAAATGCCACAGGAGACCTTGTAGGCACCGCAGGATCAGCAGTTGGAAATCTTTCTATTAGTAACGCTGGTCTTGGTTATACTCCTGCTGATGGAAGTTTCACGTTTAGTGGAGTTAATTTGGTAACCATAACAGGAAATGGTAGAGGTGCAACAGCAGACATTAGTATTAAGGATGGATCTATAGTTGCCAGTGGTGCGACAATCTCAAATGGAGGTTCTGGGTATCAAGTTGGTGATGTTCTTGGCATCACAACTATTGGTATAGCATCAGTCGGAAGAAATGCAAGATTGACTATTTCTGGAATTGGTTTTACTAATGAACTTATTCTTAACAACGTTCAAGGTGAATTTGTTGTTGGATCAGGTAAGTCTCTTGGTTACTTCACAAGTGCTGGTGCTGCAACAACTCTGAATAACGATCTTCCAGGAGCTCCTGGAGGAGATGTTCAGATTGTATCAATTAATGTAGATCGTGATGGTAATCATTTTACAGTGAACCATCAAAATCATGGGATGTATTTCTCAGAAAACTCTGTTGCTATTTCTGGAGTTTCCCCTGATGTTAAACCAACTAAACTTACTGCTGAGTATAGTTCAAGTTCAACTGGATCTATTGCCGTTGGATCTGCTACGACTTTCTCAACTTTTGAGGGAGTTGGAGTTGGAACAACTAATGTAGGATATCTTTTGATTGGAGAAGAGGTTATTAAGTATACAAATGTTTCTGGTAATAATATTGGCGGCGACATTGTAAGAGGAACCGATGCTAGAACATATCCAGTAGGAACTCCTGTATTTAAATATGAGAATTCTGGTATTAATTTAGATAGAATCAATAGAATTCATGATCTAAGTGATGTGACGGAAGCAAATCAATTTACGTTTGATTCTTACAAAGTCAAACTAGATTTGACATCTACGACAGGAACTGATCGAAGCACTGATATTGGTCACCCCAAACTTTATATTCGAGACAGTAAATCGACTGGTGGTAAAAATGTTAGAGCGACTCAAAACATGCCGTTTGAAATTGTAACACCACAAGTACAAAATCTTACAGTTACAGGAACAAATATCAATGCACGATTGAGAACTATAACAAGTAAGAGTTTTAGTGGAAATGAAGTTCCTTACGTAGATTCAGGATTTGAAGATATTGTAATTAATCAAAAAAATTATTTTGATACTCCAAGAATGATCGCATCCAAGGTCAATGAGGATTTAAATCTAAGTAATGTGGTTGGTGGTAAATCCATGCAAATGAATCTCTCTCTGAATACCACTGATAGTCGAATAAGTCCTGTAATTGACTCTCAAAGAGTAAATACGATTTTAACTTCTAATAGAATTAATAATATCGTTACTGATTATGCAAATGACGCTAGAGTAAATACTATCGATGAAGATCCAACAGGATGTCAATACATTTCTAAGGAGATTGTCCTTGAAAATTCTGCATCTTCGATTAAAATTATACTGGCTGCACATGTTGGAGAAGATGCAGATATTAGAGCATTCTATGCGGTGAACAATGATGTTGGTTTAGAACCAATATTCACACCATTCCCTGGATATTCTAATATTAACTCTAGGGGACAGGTTATCGCTGCTGAAAACAACAACGGCGAATCTGATTCGTTTGTCTTAAAATCAAATACTCGCTCCTTTGATAGTGAAAATCTTGATTTTAGAGAGTATACTTTTAGTGCTGACAAACTTCCAGCGTTTAGAACCTATAGAATTAAAATTTCTTTAGTGTCTAATAGTCAATCCTTTGTTCCAAGAATAAAGGATCTCAGAGTAATCGCATTGGCATAATGGACTTTTACGGATTAGATGGTCATAAGGATCTTGCGAGAGATCCTTATACAAATGCAGTGATAAATGTTAATACTCTTGAGTATCAACAATATCTTGCAAGACGTGAAGTAAAAGATGAAAAGAATCATCAAATACAAAACATTGAGCAGGATTTTGCTAACATGAAAAGTGAACTAAACGAAATTAAGTCTTTACTAAAGGAGTTATTAAATGGATCCTAGCAACATTGAACTTAAAAATTTGTCAAAAAGTTTTGCATATCAGCAGATTGCGACTGATATAGATAATTGTGATGATCGTGATATGCTAAAAAACATCGCAAAATCTTTTGCAAAACTTTATTATAAACAGCAAGAAACAATGCAAGTAATAGGGCTAGCAAATGGCAACTAAAAATATCACATTTGATCCAGACTCTGGTGTTCCCTATGGATTAAATCTGACAATTTATGGTGGATCAGATTTTTCGGCAAATTTAAATGTTTTAGATACATCTAATGCTGCTTTTAATCTAACAGATTATACTGGTTCAGCAGCCATATCCAAAAGTGTTGCAGTTGGTGCAACACTTGGAATTACAACGGCATTTACCGTAGGATTTAGTAGTGCATATGATGGAAAAATGTCAATATCTCTTGGAAGAACTGATACCAGAAATTTGACTGAGGGTAGATATGTATATGATATTTTAGTAAGTTCTGGGAGCACAATCTATAGTCTGGCAAATGGAAATGTATATGTTTATAATCCAGTATCTTCAGCACCCTAAATACACTTAGGAAACTTGTGAAATAAATGGCACAACCAGCAAGTAGGACGGATCTAATAAACTATTGCAAAAGGCAGTTAGGTGCTCCTGTCTTAGAAATTAACATCGCAGACGAGCAAGTAGATGATCTGGTTGATGATGCTTTGCAGTACTTTCATGAAAGACATTTTGATGGAGTAATACAGACTTTTTTAAAATATAAAATTACTCAAGAAGATATTGATAGAGGTAGAGCAAGAGGAGGAAATAATCCTATCGGTATTGTAACAACTACTGCTACCTCAACAGTTGGAATTTCTACTACTTTTTCTTTTGAAGAAAATAGTAATTTTTTACAGATTCCTCCTGCTGTTCTTGGAGTAAACAAAATTTTCAGATTTGATGGGTCAAATACTGTTACTAATAATATGTTTAGTGTTAAGTATCAGTTATTTTTAAATGATGTATATACTTTTAGTTCCACCGAAATCTTGTCATATGCTATGACTAAGAGATATTTGGAGGACCTTGACTTTGCACTAGGAACAGAAAAATATATTAGATTTAATAAGACTCAAGATAGATTATACCTAGACTTTGATTGGGGTGCAGCAAGTAAAGATGATTATCTAATTATAGATTGTTACAGGCTCATTGACCCAAACGATTTTACTAAAGTTTATAATAATTCATTCCTGAAGAAATATCTTACTGCTCTTATGAAGAGACAGTGGGGACAGAATTTAATTAAGTTCCAAGGAGTCAAACTTCCTGGAGGAATTGAACTTAATGGTCGTCAAATCTATGATGATGCAGAAAAAGATCTAGAAATTATCAGGGAGCAGATGTCAAACACTTATGAACTTCCTCCTCTTGATATGATAGGTTAATATCATGGTACTAAATCCTTTCTTTACTCAAGGTACATCGTCTGAGCAAAATCTTGTTCAGGATTTGATAAATGAACAACTTAGGACTTACGGAGTAGATATATTTTATCTGCCTAGAAAATTTATGACAGAAAATACTGTCATAAGAGAAGTAGTACAGTCAAAGTTTGACATAGCACTTCCTCTTGAAGCCTATGTTGATAATTATGATCAGTATTCGGGTGCAGGAAATATTTTGTCAAAATTTGGAATTGAATCAAAGGATGAAGTAAGATTAATTATCTCAAGGGAAAGATTTGAAAACTACATCACTCCTTTAATTGAAGATCAAGCAAATGTAAAACTATCAACCAGACCAAAGAGTGGAGATCTCATTTGGTTCCCTCTTGACGATAGAATCTATGAGATTAAAGATATTGAATATGCAAAACCATATTATCAATTACAAAATCTCTATGTCTATGAACTGTATTGTGAACTCTTCCGCCTGGAAGATGAAGTCATTGCAACTGGAATTGAAGACGTAGATAATAATTTGATTGGCGAGGATTATGATGGACAAACTGATGATGGTATTAACACGGTTCAAGGACCCACACAAACTCTTACCCTTGTTGGAGCAGGTGTAACAGCAACAGCAACAAGTGCTATCTTTGATGGTGGAGTTAGACTATTCACAATATCAAATAGAGGTGGTGGATATAGTAGCGTACCCACTGTAGGTCTGACATCTGCCCCTGCTGGTGGAGTTACAGCAGTTGGTATCGCTACCATGATTGGAGGTATCAATGTTTGTAATTTAAATGCTAATCCTAAATTGCAATCAGTTCAGGAAGTTCGTATAGTCAATTCTGGTGCTGGTTACACTGTTGCACCTTCAGTTAAAATATCTAGTGGAGGTAGTGGAACAGGAGCAGCTGTAACCTCAACAATTGGAGATGGGGTAGTCGGAATTATAACTGTTACATCAGGTGGTTCTGGATATGTAGATTCGCCGACAATAAGTTTTACAAACGAAATATTTGAAACTGGTGTCACTACCGTCTCAGCTGCCGCAACAGCAATTGTCAGTGCTGCGGGTACAATAACTGCAATATACATCACTAATGCTGGTCTTGGATACTCTGTAGCGCCAAATGTAGTTGTTGGAAATTCAGAGAGCACTGGGTCTGGAACATTTGTCTTTAATGAAATTGTAACAGGGTCATCTAGTGGTACTACTGCAAGGGTAAGAATATGGAACTCAACTACTAACGTTCTTGAAGTAGGCACGGTATCCGGACAATTTGTCGCTGGAGAAAATATCGTTGGTTCAACGTCTGGGGCATTATATGCTCTACGAATTGTTGATACAGAACCTGTGGATGATGGATTTGCCGATAATATCAATATAGAAACCGAGGCAGACTCGATTATTGATTTTTCTGAGCAAAACCCATTCGGTATGCCCTAAATAAAAATATCTTAATATAAAGATATTCTAGGAATTAAAAATGTTTGAGTATTTTTACAACGAAATTTTGAGGAGGACCATTATATCTTTTGGCACTCTCTTCAATAATATCAGTATACAGCATAAAGACTCTTCTGATGACGTAGTAAGTGTTGTAAAAGTTCCTTTAGCATATGGACCAACTCAGAAATTTTTAGCTAGACTTGAGCAATCTCCAGATTTAAATAAACCATTTGCGATTACTCTTCCAAGAATGTCATTTGAGTTTACTGGATTGACATATGACCCTACAAGAAAAGTATCAACTACTCAAACATTTACCGTAAAAGACTCAAACAGCGGAACAGACAGTAAGAAAGCATTTATGCCTGTTCCCTACAATATGCAATTTGAACTGTCCATCATGACAAAGTTAAATGATGATGCGCTTCAAATAGTAGAACAAATATTACCATATTTTCAACCAGCATATAATCTTTCTGTAGAACTGGTTGAGACACTTCAAGAGAAAAGAGATATTCCTGTTGTTTTGGAAAATATTACTATGCAGGATGATTATGAAGGAGATTTTACCTCTAGAAGAGTTCTTCTTTATACCTTAAGATTTACCGCAAAAACATATTTGTTTGGTCCTGCGTCCTCCGCATCCAAAGATATTATCAAAAAAGCTACAATCAGTTATCTTACTGGAACAGATACGACAAACACTACAAGAGAAAAAACATACTCTGTTGAACCAAGAGCAACTAAAAACTACACAGGTGATGCGGCAACAACTCTTGCTGTTGATATAACTAAAACTTCTAAAACCTTTGAGATTGCTGATGGAACTAAAGTAACCAAAGGTTCTTATATTGCTATTGACTCAGAGGAAATGTTTATCAAGTCAATTAGTGGAAATAAAATTACCGTAAATAGGGGACAAGATGGAACTATAATTGAAACACATTTAGGAGGTGCCGAAGTACATATAATCAATGCAGCAGACTCTGCTCTAATTGAAGTCGGTGATGATTTTGGGTTTAGTGGTGGGTACTCATGATTAATATGTCAAAAAATTTCGATGAGTTAAACAAAACATTCAATACTGAAGAGAATCTCATTCAACCTGAGATTGTAGAAAAGAAAATTGAAAAAATTAAAAGCACTGTTGATGACGTAAAAAAAGACTATGATTATACAAGAGGTAATTTATACTCTATCATAGAAAAAGGACAGGAAGCACTTAACGGTGTTCTTGAACTTGCACAGGAAAGCGAGATGCCAAGAGCATATGAAGTTGCAGGGCAGTTAATCAAAAATGTTGCCGATGCAACTGATAAATTATTAGATCTTCAGAAAAAATTAAAAGACGTTGAAGCAGAGGAAAAAGTTAAAGGACCATCCACAGTTAATAATGCATTATTTGTGGGATCAACAGCTGATTTAGCAAAAATGCTTAAAGATGGACTAAATGATGACAATAAATAGTATGATAACAGTAGGAATTAATTTTCTTCCATGGACAATTTAGATAATTTTTTTGAATTAGTAAAGGAAGAAAAAAAGCGTAAAGAAGAGCAAGAAGAAGCAAAGAGAAAAGAAGAAGAGGAAAAGAAAAAATCTACGCCAACAAATAGTAATAAAACAAATCCTAGCGAAAATCTAGGAGAATTTTTTTCGCTGGTGGGTAAGGCTAAACAAAAGAAGAAAGAAGAATTTCACTCTCTTGTTGGAGATATTGATTTAGATATAGATTCACTTTTTTTAGAGGTGAAAAAATCTGTCAAAGAAGATGCTATAAAAAATAAAAAAATAAAAGAAACCGAAGAAAGACAGATTAAGGCACTTGAGTCGTGGTTATATTCGGATTCTAATGACAAAAAAGATGAAGTATCTTCAGAAGAAGTTGCAAATGATATTCTTGAAGAAGAATTAATTAATTCAGATGTATCTCCAGAAAATGATACTTCAGAAGTAGAAGAAGTAGAAGTATCAGTTGAAATTGAAGAAAAGGATTCTAAAGATTCTGAGGAGGTAAGAGAAGAGGATAATTATATTGATGATGCATTAAGAGTATTAGAAACAATTAAAACAAAGGAGGAAGTACAGGAACAAACAAGTGACCCTGAAATTATCAAAATTCGTAGAGAACTTGAATATTTAAAAAATCTTGTCAGTATGCAAGGTGGTGGAGGTGAAGTAAGGCTTGAGTTTCTTGATGATGTAGACAGAGATTCTGCTAAGGTTGATGGAAAAGTATTATCTTATCAGGCATCGACAGGTAAATTTGTTGGTGTTACAGCAGGTGTAGGAGGGGGTGGTGGTGTTGGACTATCAACAACAGGAATATCTACTGCTTTTGGACTTCATATTGATCCAGTTGGATCTGGCACTACATTTAGTGAAAATTTAGTTGTCATTGGCGATGCTAGAATAACTGGTATTCTCACAATTGGCACAGAGTCAATAACACTTGACTCAAATGATAATTCTATCGAATTTGATGATGTAAAAATAAGAAGGGATCACTCTTCAGGTGATATTAGATTTTTAGGATCTGATGGAAATCTAAGAAAGATTATTGCAAGTGAGGTAAGAATTGGAGCTGGTTCTACCGCTATTGTTATGACAAATAGAGGTGGTACTATTAAATTTGTGAAAGATGCTGAGAGTGATGAGGAAATGTCTGTTGGTATAGGAACCACAGCATCAATTAATACTATAGGTATTATCACGGCAACGAGATTTTTTGCAGGTCTGACGGAAGTAATAAATAGTTCAGGTGAGTTTGTAGGTAAATCTTTTGCTGCTAATGTTGACGGAGGACTCCCCAGTTCAGTTTATGGAGGCATTCCTGTGATTGACGGAGGGGGTGTATAATGGCACAAATAATACAACTAAGAAGAGGAGCCACCAGTGAATGGGAGAGCACTAACCCCGTATTAGCACAAGGTGAGTTGGGGGTAGACCTAACTTTAGGTAGATTTAAAATTGGAAATGGCGTAAATACATGGAATACTACAAGTTATAGCGCAGTATTTGATGTTATAATTCAATCTCAGACAGGAGATTTAGTTTTTCCTACTTTTGCATCTGCTGCGGGTGTATCGTCGATTGGAATATCTACAGAGGGAATTGTATTTTCTCCTTCGTCTGGTAATTTAGGAATTGGCACCACTAATCCAAGTTCCAGATTAACAATTTCTGGTGATGCAAATATTACTGGAATCATAACTGCAACAGATTTTAACTCTGCCTCTGACATAAAATTAAAAGATAATGTAAAAACCATTGAAGACCCTATTTCAAAAATAATCAAGATTGATGGAGTATCATTTGATTGGAAAGATACCAAAAGATCCTCAATGGGAGTTATTGCTCAAAATATAGAAACAGTTCTTCCAGAATTAGTTACTGATGGAGATACTAAAACTGTAAATTATAATGGTATTACAGGACTACTAATTGAGTGTATTAAATCTCAGCAAGAGCAAATCAATGCATTAAATAAAAGACTAGATGAATTGACTAAATAAATGTGTATTACCTAGTGGAAACACGAAGACGGTAGATGGCAATTAAAATTTCTAATTCTACTATCATTGACGATGGTAGAAATATCGTAAACGCTGGTATAGTTACTGCACAGGAATATTTTGGAGACGCATCAAATCTCTCTAAAACTGGTCCATTAGTAAAAAGTGTTTTATATGTTGCAAAAAACGGAAACGACGCAAACCCAGGAACAAGACTTTCAGAACCAAAAGCGACAATTAAGTCAGCAGTCGCAGCAGCTACAACAGCAGCAACAACAGCGGGAACTGTTATTAAAGTTAGTGCTGGGACTTATGTAGAAGATAATCCTATAAAATTACCACCTCAAATCAGTATAGACGGAGATAGTTTAAGAGAAGTATCAGTAGTACCATTAAATGCAGATGAAGATTTATTTTATGTAGCCCCTGGTGATTACATTGGGGATATATCTTTTACTGGCACCATGAATGCCGGTAAAGCAATAATTGCATTCGACCCAGATATTCCCAGATATTCGGCACAATCACCATACGTTCGTAACTGTACTAATTTTGTCACTAATAGTATTGGTATGAAAATTGACGGCAATGCTGTCATTGGACCATTCAAAAGTATGGTTGTTGATTCCTACACTCAATATAATGCAAATGGTGTTGGTGTTTCCATTACTAATGAAGGATATGCTCAGTTAGTTTCTATTTTTACTATTAATCCAGACATATCTATTTTTACTGGTGCTGGTGGACAATGCGATCTAACGAACTCTAACTCATCATTTGGTAACTTTGGTCTAATTTCTGATGGTGTTGGACCGACTCAATATACTGGAATTATTACCACTGCTGCCAGTGCCGATTCCTCTGTATTTGATGTTAAACTAACTAGTCCAGTTTTAAGTGTAAAATCAGCAGAATATGACAGCACGAGTGGTTTATTAACAACAACCACGTATACTCCTCATGGATTTACCGTTGGCATGGGGGTTACACTTGCAAAGTATGGTTTTACTTGCCCAAACAGTTCTTATGTACATCAATTTGTAAGCGCAGTTCCTGGATCTGTTACTGTAGTAGGTGTGGGAACTACAACTCCAACAGCTGCAACTTATAATGATAATAATGGTGAACTTGTATTAACAATAGCTAATCACGGATTATCTGCTGCATCATCTCATACAATTTCAACATCTACGTATAATCCAAGCACAGGAATATTAAATTCAACAGTTAATAATCATGGATTTACTGGATTCACAACACACACCGCCGAATCTGGCACTTTATACAACCCCGTAACTGGAATCGCCACAATTACAGTTAGTAATCATGGATTTTCTATTGGTGAAAGAATTAAATTAGATGATGGGTCTTTGACTTTTACACCAACAGTTTCAGTTAGTAATAAATATAGATCAATTCTAAGTACAACTACAAATACTTTTACTATTGACGTTGGAACATCATCAAATACTGGAATACATACGTTTGTTTCTGGTGCTGCAGGTGGAATTAAAAAAGCAAATGACCATGTAAAAATTCTTGATGGATCTTTAGTTTTTACTTGTGCTAAAGACAATAATGCAACACAACATCCATATCCAAGAATGACCGACCCCATTTCAAATAAATGGGTTGCAATAGGAAATACCACAGCAAACACTTTTGAATTAGACGTTGGTGTATCAAGAGATACTTCTACGCATAGTTTTATCTCTGGAGCTACTGATAGTCTTCTAAAAGCAAATAGTCTGATCGGCATTGCTACAAATGGAATAGTATTCTCTTGCTCTAAAGATAATTACGTAACAAACCATCCATATCCAAGACCAACTGACCCCGCTGCTGGAGAAGTTCTGGGTGTTGAATCTACGACTACAAATACATTCATGGTCAATGTAGGAGTTTCAACGAGAGATACATTTCCTTCAGGAAATAATGGTTATGTATTTACTGTGAATGAAGTTGTAGGACTCAATACCTTCACCACTTTTGTTGGTCCAAATGACAGAATACATAATTATGTCTCTGGTGGTAACGCACAGATAAATTATGTCAGACCATATGATGGACAAGTAGTTTATCTTGATGAAGAATATAAGAGTGTTAAGAAAATTACCATATCTAGTGGTGGTTCTGGATATACAAGTCCTCCAACGATAACAATTGGATCTCCATCGGAATCATGGGGAATTCCGGCAACTGCTGTTGCTCAGATTAGTAATGGTGCTGTTACAACTGTTGATATCGTTTCCAGTGGTCGAGGATACACTTCTGCTCCATCTATTTCAATAACATCTCCAGAGTCTGGAACAACAGCATCACTTTCATTAGAAGTAGGAACTGACTTTTTTGTAGTGCAAAGTGCCACTGAAATATCAAGTGGAATTAGCACTGTGACGTTCACTGAAAGCGTTCCATTTGCAGTTGGTGTTGGTACAACAGTTCCTTTCTTTAAACAAAGTAGAATATTAGCATCGTCCCATTCATTTGAATATATAGGATCAGGAATAGATTTAGTCAAGTCTATACCAGCTAGAGGTGGTGTTGCAATTCCAGAGAATGAAGTTGCTGATAGAAATGGAGGATTAACCATATTTACTAGCACGGATCAGGCAGGAAACTTTAAAATTGGTGATGGTGTTATTATAAATCAACAGACAGGAACAGTTTCTGGTGACTCTTATACTAGGAGTTTGTTTTCAACCTTGACACCATTTATTCTAGCATTAGGAGGAGATTAAAAAATGGCATTAAAGTTAAACGTATTTCAAACTGTAACCGAAGTAGTTGGTACAAGTCCTGTTGGGATTTACACCGCACCAGTCGGATATACTGGTGTAGTTCTACTTGCTCAATGTGCAAATATAGGAAGCAATTCTCATACCATATCATTTTCTCATCAAAGAGGAAATGTTGGATCTGCTGTGACCACAGAGATATTGAAAGATTTTGCGATACCAGGAAATGATACAGCAAATCTCTTACCAGGTAAATTAGTCTTAGAAAGTGGCGATGTTCTGGTTCTATCTGGAAACAATGGAACTAATTTAAAATTCATTGGAAGTATTCTAGAAACTCTGAACTAAAATGGCAAAGTTAGTAAGTGGCAGACAACCAAAATTAAAGTTAGGTGTAAAATCCTTTACTGAAGATAAAACTGTTCTTGAGGTAACAGGAAATATTGGCATTGGTACAACAAATGCCAAATCTGATTTGGATATAGTTGGCAATCAAAATATAACTGGAATTATTACTGCTGGATCAGTTGTAACTGATATTTTATCAGTATCGGGTGTAGTTACATTCGCCAATAATATTGATGCTAATGGAGACCTAGATGTAGATGGACATACTGAACTTGATGATGTAAATATATCTGGTGTATCAACTTTTGCTGGTAGTATAGATGCTAATGGCGACTTAGATGTAGACGGTAGAACGGAATTAGATATCACTAACATTAGTGAAACTTTAAATGTTGTCGGTGTTTCTACATTTGTTGGTTTAGGTACTTTTAAAAATAACTTATTTGTAAATGAAAATGTATCTGTTGCTGGTTCCGTAACAGCTGATAGACTTTTTAGTAGAGTATTTGGAGAATTTCAAGGAACCTCTGTAACTGCAGATACTGTAGTTGGAACATCTTTATCCATATCAGGAATTTCTACATTTTTTGATGTTGGAATTAGTGGTATTACAACAACTAATAATCTACAGGTTAATGGTATTTCCACGTTTGTAGGATTTTCTACATTTAATTCAAATGTATACCTTGCAGGAATTTCTTCAGTTGGAACTGCAATTACAATGTATCCATCAACGGGTATTGTAAGTGCCACATCTTTTCACGGAAATTTAGTAGGCACCGCAGACTCCACGACTAACATTCCTAACTTAACCGGTGATATTACTTCAGATAATACAGCAACTACTTTAGCAACAGTTAATAGTAATACAGGAACCTTTGGGTCAAGTACAGCAATTCCTGCAATTACTGTTAACGAAAAGGGATTAATTACTGCTGCTACTACTAATTCTATTACTGTTGGTGATGGACAGTTGAATCTTGCAGTATCAGGAACCGGACTATCAGGATCTGCAACATTTACCGCAAATCAATCAACAGGTACTGATTCAACATTTACTGTAACATCAAATGCAACGAATGCAAATACCAATGGAACTATTGTAGCTCGCGATGGTTCTGGAAACTTTGCTGCGGGAACTATAACAGCAGCATTATCTGGAAATGCAACCTCAGCAACTACACTTGAGACGGCTAGAAATATTGGTGGAGTCTCCTTTGATGGATCTGCAAATATAAATCTACCTGGTGTTAATGCAACTGGTAATCAAGATACAACAGGTAATGCTGATACTGCAACTACACTTGAGACCGCTAGAAATATTGGTGGAGTCTCCTTTGATGGATCTGCAAATATAAATTTACCTGGTGTTAATGAGGCAGGAAATCAAAATACTAGTGGAACTGCTGCTGGATTAAGCGGAAGTCCTTCTATTACTGTAAATGCTGTTACTGCTTCTTCACTAGATGTAACAGATAAGTTCATAACAACTGGTGTCGGTGTATCTATTATTAATGGGTCTAATACAACTGCAACTATTGCCGGACCAGCAACATTAGTTATTGATCCAGATACCGTTGGGGATAATACGGGTGCTGTAAGGATTAAAGGTGATCTTTTTGTTGATGGCACTACGACTCAAATAAACTCTACAACAATCGAACTTGCGGATTTTATTGTTGGTATTGCGACTACTGCTACAACAGATAATTTAGCAGATGGTGCTGGTATTAAAATTGGACCAAATAATACTTTACTTTACGAAAATTCTACCACATCCTTAAAATCAAGTGAGAATATTAATGTGTCCCCAGGTAAGGGTTACATGCTCAATGGAACCACGGTATTAAGTGGAACAACACTTGGTTCATCAATTGTAACTTCCTCACTAACAAGTCTAGGCACTATCACTACAGGTGTATGGCAAGGAACAGCAATTAATGATACTTATATTGGCACTATTGACAATGCCAATAAAGTTGCATTATCTTCAATCGATCTTGATGGTGGCACGGATATTGGTGCTGCATTGGCAGACGCAGATTTGTTTATAGTAGACGATGGTGCCGGAGGAACAAATAGAAAATCTGCATTATCTAGGATTCCAACATATGTCTTTGGTAAGGTATCTGGTGATGTTACGATTGCATCTAATGGGACAGCATCAATAGGATCTGGAGTAATTGTAAATGATGACATAAGTGGTAGTGCCGCAATTGCAAATTCTAAATTAGAACACTCATCAGTTTCATTTGGAGGTATAAGTTTATCATTAGGAGGTTCTGATGCGACTCCGGCGTTTGACTTAACAGATGCAACCAATTATCCTACATCATCCTTATCGGGAACCATAACTAATGCACAATTAGCTGGTTCAATTGAAGATAGCAAACTAAATCAGATTACTACTGCTAACAAAATTGATATTGGATCCATTGATCTCGATGGTGCAACAGAGATGAATGCAGCATTAGTAGATGCGGATTTATTCTTAGTTGATGATGGCGGTAATGGAACAGAAAAATCTATGTTGGCATCACGTTTACCAACATATCTCTTTGGTAAAGTTTCAGGTGATGTTACGATTGCATCTAATGGAACAGCGTCAATAGGACATGGAGTAATTGTAAATGCTGACATAAGTAGTAGTGCTGCTATTGCAAATTCTAAGTTAGCAAACGATAGTGTTTCTTATGGTGGAGTATCACTAGATCTTGGTCAATCAGATGCAACACCAGCATTTGACCTAACCGATGCAACCAATTATCCTACATCATCCTTATCGGGAACCATAACTAATGCACAATTAGCTGGTTCAATTGCTGACAGTAAACTAAATCAAATCACTACTGCAAATAAAATTGATATTGGATCCATTGATCTTGATGGGGGAACAGATATTGGTGCTAATTTAGCTGATGCAGACTTAATAATCGTAGATGACGGAGGAGGTGGGACGAATAGAAAATCTGCATTATCTAGAATTCCAACATATGTCTTTGGTAAGATATCTGGTGATATTGCGATTGCATCCAATGGAACAGCGTCAATAGGACATGGAGTAATTGTAAATGCTGACATAAGTAGTAGTGCTGCTATTACTGATACAAAATTAGATACCATTTCTACTAGCGGAAAAGTTTCTAATAGTGCAACAACAGCAACAAATGCTAATACAGTTAGTGCTATAGTTGCAAGGGATTCATCTGGTAACTTTGCTGCGGGAACTATAACAGCAGCATTATCTGGAAATGCAACTTCAGCTACTGCTCTTCAGAATGCAAGAACTATTGGTGGTGTTTCTTTCGATGGATCTGCAAATATAAATTTACCTGGTGTTAATGAGGCAGGAAATCAAAATACATCAGGTAATGCTGCTACTGCAACAACCGCAACTAATGCTACTCATGTAACTGTCACAGATAATGAAAATACAAATGAAGAAAATTTGATTACATTTGTGGAGAATGCAATAACATCTTCTGGAAATGTTGGATTGGAGATGGATGGTAATCTAACTTACAATCCTAGTAGTGGTACATTATCAGCAACAGCATTTTCTGGTGATGGTACTAACATAACAGGTATTAGTGCTCAGGTATCTATTGGAGATGAAACATCAGATACAACTTGTTTCCCTTTATTTGCTACAAGTGCAACTGGAACACAAGATCTTAAATCAGCTGCATCTAAATTAACATATAATTCATCCACAGGTGAATTTGCTTCAACAGTTTTTAAAGGGAAAGGTGCTGCTGAAGATGCTAGTGGTAATACAGTTAGAGTAACTATAAGTAACTCTGCTCCATCCAACCCAGGTACGGGTGACATTTGGATTGATATTAGTTGAGGAATTATGGGAACACTTCATACAATAAAGAGAAGATTATTTCAAGAAGACGGGTCACTGTATCCATCGGGTACAGTAGTTTACTTTCAGGATGCTGACAATCCATTAGCACTGGAGAGTGGATCAGTGGGAACATGGGCAGGAACTTATGGTTCAACTATACAATCAAATGGCAGTTACACTATAAGTTCTTCATCGGGAGAGGTTGGATTTACTTCAACAAGTTCAGGAAGATATGCATTGATGATTAAATCAAGTGTTGATACTGATGGTTTGATATCAAATTATATTGATACTACAAGTATAACTATACCTCTTCCAGTTGCATTTGTAACATCAGGTACTTCAACACAAAATAATACTCTTACTCTATCGGGGTTACAGTCTGGTGATTTTGTAATGTATGCAACTTGTGGTAACTGGGGCGAGATATATACGAATATTTCAGCTACTAATTCTGGAACTATAACATCATTG